TTCTTCATTCTTCGTTATGTTCCAAAACTTCTTTGTCATTTTCGGCATTGTTAATCATCACTCCTTTTTCATCTAATAATTTGTATTCTTTTGCTAAAATTCTTACATTTTGCTCAAAATCACCGCCATTAAGCTCGACAGTTTCTTTTGTTCTAGTAGAGAATCCTTGTTGAACTCTTAAAGTACTTGCTTTGACTTCCTTAAGCGGGTCAAGTTGCCCTTGGCTCGGTCCATTCCACTGAGCTCCACTCCAAGCTTTTGTTAGCAATGGGTCTTCTCCATAGTTCTTCATGTCTACTCTACCTAGCAAATATGCTTCTCTTAACCACTCTTCATAAACTACTTGTGTAAAATTGCTAGAGAACCAATCTCTTCTCTTTCTAAACATTTTCCAAGCTTCCAATAAAGCAGCTCTACTTGCTGAATAGCTAGCAGTAAAATGCTTAATTAGTAACTCGTAAGGAACTTCTAAAGCAGCTCCTATTTGCCTTAAAATTGAAGTAACGAAAGGGTCGAACTGTGCATTTGGTCTACCTGGATTAGTAGCGACAACCTTTTCTCCAGGATTAAGCCCTTGTACTAACCCAGGTGTTAGCTCTATTGTTTCATCATTAGAACTATCAATCTGTTCTGTTTCATCTAAGACTTCATGGTCTGCAATATTAGCTCCTTGGGTATTGTCCTTGTCACTCTCAATAAATATCGCATACATCCCACTTACAACTGCTGCCATAAGTTCTGCGTCAGTATATCTATCCAGTTGCTTCAGTGCTTCGATTACTGGAGATAAAATAGGTATACCTCTGACTTGCTCAGGTCTTTCAGCCAGCATTATATGTAGAATATTTAACTGCTCTTCTTTTCCATAAACAGGAATGAAGTCAGTTTCTACATTTCCTGACACATCTAGTGGGTGTTTTCTTGCAACATAATACCCAGAGATTCTATTATTGTTATCAATTTTCACTCCATCAACAATACTCTCATCATTTTGCAATATAGAAGGTGTCATAACTCTATCAGGCTCAATTATTTGTAGCTTTAAGCTATAAGGATTCTTTGGTGTTTCAAAATAGTTAAATTTTACAAAACATTCACCATTCAAGAGAATTGTTAAGAATACTAAGTCTTGAACTTGGTCAAAATTAAGAACTCCCATCTGCTCAATCTTGTCGTCTGCCCAGAGTTTGAATTCTTTTTCAATAGTAGTTTCAATTGCTTCGGCTTCTTCTTCACTAATCCCTAAAGTTTCATAGTCAATTGCTGATTTTAGCTTTAATCCGCTACCGATAACGTTTGAATTGATAGTTTTCATAACTCCTTGAGCAACAGGAGCTCCCATATACAAGTCTCTTGACCTTTCAACTAGCTTTTTCCTGTTCTTGTAGATGTCTTTTTTTACACCTCCGCCAGTAGAAATCCAGCCTTTCATAGAACTTTTTGTAGTAGATGCTCCATGATTTGAGTAACCAGTATTAAGAATTTCTATTTTTTTCCTAGCTACTTCTCTTTCAAGAGCCTTTTTTGGGTTAAAAAAAGCAATAGTTTTGTCTAATAAATTCATTTTTCACCTCCTTTTGCAATAAAAAAAGAAGATTAAAACCTATAAATCTCTAGGTATTACTCTTCTTCCTAATTTTTTTCTTCCATTATTGTTCAATTTGTCAAGTTCACCCTCCCAGAAGGCTCTTCCTTTTCTAATCTCAGATAAATCTTCTCTCACAAGCTCTCTTGTACCAATTTTATAACTTTTTCCAGTCAGCACAGCTATTTCAGCCTTTCTGTAGACTTCAATCATCTGTGAACACTCTTCTCTAGTGTAATTCAATTTATAAGCTCACTCCTTTCGATAAAACTCTTCTTTTTGATACTTTTGTAGCCTTTTTTGTAGCTTCAACCGTATATTTTTTACTTAAGTTAGGATTTGCTATTTTTAAAGCAGCATAAGCATAGTTCCTTAAATCCAAAGGTTCATTTCTCTTAGTTCCTATCACTTTCCAAATAGTTTTTTTAACACCTTTTTCCCAGACAGTAGTCTTAACTTCAGATGTTAAACCTTTGAAATATGCTTCATCATAACCCCTATCTACATTGCTTGGAAAATGCATATACATGGATCCTGGTTCCTCAATTTTTAGTCTAGCAAGAATAGTTTCTTTACCCGTATTTACCCCTAAAGTAAAGAGTGATATTTGCATTCTATTAGTTCTCGATGGTTTGGATACAAAAGCAACTCCATCTCCACCTTTTCCTTTTATCCCAAATACTCTCCTAAATTCCCTAGGCTTAATATATTGATAAGCTTCTTGAGTATAATGCCCTCCAGTATCTATACAAGTACAAAGAATTCTTATTTTTTCTCCATCAGCATAAGAAAACTCTGTTTCCAAGAATCTATCTAACTGCTCCCATACATCATTTTGACCAGGAGAGCCAATAAACTGTTTGTAGTAAATACCCCAAGACTCTTCTCCAAGTCCCCAACCTACAACTTCAATTTCTAATCTATCGTCTTGAACATCGACTCCAGCAGTTAAAACTTGAACTTGGTCAGGAATTTCTGCGGTATACTCTTCTTTTCTCTTAGAAACATCTAAAAAATCTATCTTTTCCACTTTTTCTTCCCATGTTTGACCAAGGCAGGTATTCGTAAATACCTTCATCATTTGCATATTACCTTTTGCAGCTTTAAACTTTTTTATAATTTCGGGCCAGGTAGAAAAAGGACTATATAATTCTGAAATATGAAAACCTCTTACACTCCAATCGTCCACTTCTTCCTGTGGTTGCCATATTCCGTGTATCATATTTCTTTTCCACTCATGCTCTGATGATATTTCTAAACAATCAGAACATTTATGCCCAACTGGTTCAAAGATTATGTTTCTCCACTCCAATTTTTGGAATGAGCCACATTTTGGACATGGAATATAAAACTCTTCTTTCGTTGAATTCTCATATTCTTTCTCAACTCTTGAGTCTCCCTTAATGGTTGGTGTGCTAGTTATAACGATTTTCTTATTCCAGAAAGTTTTAGTTCTTTCTATTGCTAGATTTAAAGGGTCTCCTTCTCCTCCAACATCGCTTTTAAATCTGTCTACCTCATCTGCAAGTAAGATTCTAAGAGGTCTACTTGATAACTCTGCTGCTGAATTACTTCCAACTAATGTAATATACCCACCTACAAACTCTTTTTGTAGTTTAGTATCTCTTCCATCAACTTTGTTCAGTATTTTATTTTTAAGTTGCGGTGTACTCTGTATCATGTCATCTAGCCTTGTACTAGAAAAATCTTCAGCTAAATCTTTAGTTGGCAAAAGATACATGATAGGGGCAGGGTCATAGTCCGCATAATATCCAAAAACATTCAATAAAATTTCAGTCTTAGATAACTGAGCTCCATACATCATCACAATTTTAGATGTTTTTTTATCCGAAATCGCTTTCATAACTTCCCGTTGAAATGGTACCCTGTCGGTTTTCCATCTCCCTGGTTCAGCTGATGTTTTAGAGCTTAAAATTCTATACGAATCAGCCCAAGTATCTATAGTCAACTTTGGTGGAGGCTTCAATGTTTGGAATATGTCAGCAAATAGATTAATTGTTTTTCTTAGACTTGGATTTTCTATTGGATCCTTTTCCTTTGCTTTTTTCATCTTCCACCTCTTCTTCATCTTCCAAAATTATGTTTTTATTTTTAAACAATTCTGGACTATATTCGCTTAATTCCAGCAAAACATCTTCTATAGAACTCAAAACTATATCCTGAATGTCACCCAGATTATCACAACCCACAACCAAAGGGGCGATTTTATTAGGTACGGCTAATAATTTACCCTTTAAATTTGTGAGCATAACTGTCATGACTTTCTTAACTATCTCTGCCGAGTGCAGTTCATTTTTTAATTCTGATATTTTTATACTTTTTAGCTCTATATCTTTTTCAATTTTTTCAGTTTCTTTTTTAAGTTTTGTGTCTTTCAAATCTACATCAGCAGAGTTTTGTTCTTTAATAAACTCAATAAAACCTTTTACACTCTCTACGAGCAAATATTTACCCCTACTTCCACTTTTTTTCACAATGCCATCTTGAGCTAGCATTCTAATATATCTATCAGTCACCCCAAACATCTCCGCAAGTTCAGGGCTACTAACTATTTTTTCTTCTATGTTCATTTTTCACTCCTTAGGAACGGAAATCGTTAAAATTTTGACCAATATTCAGGTGGAGCTCGGGATTCGCGAGACCCGCTTGACTTTTTTATTTTC